ATCATGCCTCTCAAACGAGATAGTCAGGGCAACTTGGGTGTACGCGGAGGTGGCGGATCTGTAGAAGTCGTTGTCAACAACTATAGTTCAGAGAAGGCTGAAGCTCGTGAAACCCAAGACAGTCGCGGTAACAGACGAATAGAGGTAGTTGTTGGAGACATGGCTGCTGGAGAAATAACACGTAATGGCAGTAGTACCCAGCGTGCAATTGGTGGCACTTTCGGACTACAACCTCAGCTCATAAGGAGATAAAATGGCTTATAGTTATATTTGGCCGATTAGCTTGCCACAATCTCCTCAAAAGGGGTACACTGAAACTGGAGGGGTTCTGACAGTCAGAACCCCTCAAGACAGTGGTCCAGCCAAGTTACGTTATATCGGAAATAAACCACAAGTTTTGTCAGTTACATTTTTAATGACAACCACTCAAGTAACAGCGTTGGAGAATTTTGTTAAAACCACTATCAGAGGAACTGCACGTTTTGGTTTTCCTCATCCACGTCTAACTACCACAGTAGAAGCCAGAATAGTGCCACAAGGTGAGGGTGATTACTACACCCTTACCTACGCAGCACCTGGATATTACTCAGTTTCACTCATTCTAGAAGTATTGCCATGAGCAGATTAGCAAGTCTTAGCACAGAAGCTAAACGTCAGTTATTTTCTCCAGACGCAGACAGTGACCTAATAGTGTTAGTAACGTTTTATGACGACAGTACTGCTCAACCCACACCTTTAGCTAGAATCTGTGATGGCGTTGGTTTTACCACCAATGTGACCACAGGCGAAAGAACGGCCGTCAGAGTGAGTGAAACAGCAAACGAAGTGTTGTATGGAGTAATCAGTAATAGCACAAACTATATCTATCTACCACTACAAATAACTCTTCCAAGCGAAGAAGAGGCCCAGGCCCCTCGTTGTAGTATTGTAATAAATGACGTAACACGTTATTTGACACCGATTATTAGAAGTCTAACAAAACCGCCTCGTGTTAAGTTGGAACTGGTGTTATCAAAAACACCCAATGTGGTAGAAGTAGAATTTGATTATCTATATGTAACCAACATTTCATACAACCGTGACACAGTAAATTGTGAGGTGTCTATGGTGAGCTATGAACGCGAGCCCTTTCCTGTTCATAGTTTTAATCCTCCAAATTTTCCAGGATTGTTCTGATGAATACAACTAAGTATATTGGTATACCTTTTAAAGGTGGTGGTCGTGAAGTGGACGGCCTAGACTGCTGGGGATTAGTGCGTCTATTCTACAGAGACGAATTAAATATACAACTACCCAGTTTTGATAGTTCTTACAATATAACAGACGACCAAAGAATAGCTGAACTTATAGCACAATACAGCGAGGGATGGGATCAGGTTGAGAACCCCGATGCCGGAGATGTGGTATTATTTAAGATATTTGGTGAGCCAGTACACTTGGGTATTATGTTAGACAACACACAATTTCTTCACATACGTGAAGGAGGTGACAGTGTAGTTGAAAGTGTGGTCAGTGTTCGTTGGAAAAAGCGAGTAAGTGGTTATTTTAGATACAATCAAAATAAGTCTGTTGTATTAAACGCTGTACCACATCCCTTAAAAACAGTATCTGTTACCAGCTTTGTTTCAGAAGGTACCACACTACAAGAATTGTATAACAACTTAAACAAACAACACAATATTAATCCAGAGTTTAGTGGTACTGCTGTTATAATGGTTAACAGCGAACCTGTACCACGGCACTTGTGGGAAACCACAATTTTAAAAGCCACCGACAAAGTAGAGTATCGCGGATTAGCAGGCAAAGAAACTATTAGACTTGTAGCATTGGTCGCACTGGCATACTTTGCTCCACAGATTGCATTCCAGATAGGGACTGCTACAGGAGCTACCACAGCAGCATCATTTGCTGCATGGCAGGCCGCAGCACCTATAGCTGCCAATCTAACTGCTGCAGCAGTATCGGTAGCAGGAAGTTTTCTTATAAATGCAATAGCACCTATAAGACCACCAAGCCAAGAAGATCCAGGAAGTCCTGTTCAACAAAACTTGATAAGTGGCAGCAGCAATCCTTATACTCCATATGGAGCAATACCTGTAGTATTAGGCAAGGTACGTTACACTCCACCGCTTGGCGCAAAGAGTTTTATAACATATACCTATCCAAACAACAATAATAGCTATTTAAATATGATGTTGGTTTGGGGATATGGTCCCCTATCTATTGATGACTCAACACTGAGAGTTGGAGATGTTCCACTGAGTGACTATGACTTGGCACCTGGAAACATAGGTAAAAAGACATTGGACAGAAAAACTGTACCAACAACACAAGACCTGGAGTTGTTTGACTCAATTTATGGAAATGATGTTGATCAGTTTTTTAAAAACATAGAAATGGTTGGTCCTGATTACAATGCTGCTTTAATAGGACAGACTGAAGAATTGCCTCCATATTATAGACCAATTGACAGCAATGGACAGGCTATACAAAATCTTTTATATAATTCCCATCTAGGTCAACCGGTCGCCCCACTTCCCCCACTGCCGGATGATACTATATACGATCTAGCCCCAAGTTAAGGAGTACCTATGGCACAAACACCATGGAATGAAACAGTATTTAATAATGCCATAGAAAAGTTTACTGTAGCCATACATTTTCCTCAGGGCTGCCGCAGGATCAATAAAAAAGATGGAAAAAGCAGTGCTAGTGCTGTAACTTTTGATATTCAAATTAAGTATGGCACAGGAAGTTGGCAGAATCTAAAACAAACAGGCGGACTTTTAGATGATCCCACTATTACAGTAGGACTCGACAATCCCATTAAAGATGGATTTACATATCCAAAGACTTACGTTGCAAAAGAGGGACACTTTAATAACAATGTACTGCCAATAACTGTAAGAATTCAACGTAAAACAGTCACCTTTAATGGTGCACAGCAAGAAGACAGCGATTTTACTACTTATAATACTAGTATATTGCAAAGTGTAACAGGTTATAGAAATGTAAAAGCAGCAACAGACCCTAAAAATACAGCACTTGCAAAAACTGCACTGAGTGTATTGGCTACCAATCAGCTATCTGGTCAAATAGAAGGTATCAATGCACTGGTACAAACACATTGCTGGGACTGGGATCAGGCTACTAACAACTGGATAATTAGAGACACAAACAATCCAGCCTCATTATTCTTGTACGTTTTAACACACCCTGCAAATCCGCAAAGAATTGTTGGTGGCACTGTAACTGAACCCTACTTAGTTAACCCTGTAAATATATTCAACAAGGTAAACTTAGACAAGATAAAGTACTGGCACAATTTTTGTAATCAAACCAGAACCTATACAGATCGCTACAATGTAGTTCACTCTTTTAAGTACACCTACAACTCTGTGATGAGTAATCAAAGAAGTGTGTTAGAGGTACTGAGAGATATATGCGCTGCTGGTCGTGCCAGTCCTGCACTGGTAGACGGCAAGTGGACAGTAAACATAGATGAAGAAAAAACGGTTAATGGTATATTGCAAGTAGTTCAGCATTTTAGTCCTCACAACAGCTGGGGATTTGAAGGCGTAAAAGCACTTCCTAAAACGCCAGATGCACTAAAGGTCAGAATATACGACGAAGATGCAGATTACAGAGAAAATGAACTAATAGTATACAATACCGGGTATGATGAGTATGATGGTGTTGGGGTAAAAGGTGCAGAACTATTTGAGTCAATAACATTACCTGGTGTAACAAACAAATGGCATGCTACTGATTTAGGCAAATGGCACTTTGCACAAATTAAGTTGAGACCAGAAGTTTATACATTGAACACAGACATAGAATACTTGGTATGTAATCGCGGAGACTTGGTAAAAGTAACGCATGACGTACCTATGTGGGGTCTTGGAAGTGGCAGAATAAAGAACAGAATTGATCCAACCATCTTTGAATTAGACGAAACAGTACCGATTGAAACCACAAAAAACTATACTATCAGAGTAAGAGGTAGTAGTGGCATTAGCACCGAACGTCAGGTAAAGAAAACTTTTAATGTAATATCGTACAGTTATATTGGT